GGGGCCATCCGCGAGGGTAATGCAGCCGATGTGACCGTGCTTCAGGCCAACAAGGGAGCGGATCTGATGGTGGCCATGAACACCATGAATGCCATCAACGAACGCCTGAGCTATGCCTTCCTTCTGACCGAGGCGACAATCCGCAACGCGGAGCGAGTTACCGCCGAAGAGGTCCGTCTGGTCACCCAGAGCATTGAGCGCCAGCTCGGAGGCATTTACTCCATCCTTTCGCAGGAGTTCCAGCTTCCTCTCGTTGGTCGTGTCATCGACCGCCTGACCAAGAGCAAGAGGATGCCAAAGCTCCCGAAGGACTTTGTTACGCCTACTATTGTTACAGGCATCGACGCTCTTGGACGAGGTAACGATCTCAATCGACTCGATGTCTACCTACAGGGAATCGGTCAGATCCTTGGCCCACAGATGATCCAGCAGTACATTGATGTCCGTGAATATCTCAACAGACGCGCGGCTTCCCTTGGAATCGAGACCACTGGTCTGGTAAAGTCTGAGGAACAGCTCCAAGCAGAGCAGCAACAGGCAATGCAGATGCAGATGCTCCAGCAGCACGGTAATCAGGCAATCGCTGCTGGAACCAAGCTTCAAGAAGCAAGCATGAAGGCACAAGCATGAGCAACCATCAGTCAATCAGCATCACCAAGGAACAGCCAGTAGACGAGGCAATGCAGAAGGCCGTCGCGGAGCAGGATGCTCCCGAGGTTGTGGACACTCCAGCACCCGAGGAGCGTCCTAGCTGGCTTCCCGATAAGTTCAAGTCCCCTGCGGATCTTGCCAAGGCATACTCCGAGTTAGAGAAGCGTTTCTCGACCCCTGCGGAGAAGCCTAAGGCCGAACCGCAGGCTGATGCTGGTCCTCCGGGCGGCCTAAACATCGATGCTTACTCCAAGGAGTACGCTGAGACTGGACAGCTCAGTGAGGAAAGCATCTCCAAGCTCGTATCATCGGGAATCCCCGAGCCTGTGATCCGCAACTACCTAGACGGCATCGGAGCGATCTCCGAGCGCCAGACGCAGCAGATCTACAGCATTGCTGGTGGTGAGGAGCAGTACAACTCCATGCTCGACTGGGCGTCGGAGAACCTCGATGAGTCGGAGATCGAAGCCTTCAATCAGGTCATGGAGCAGGGAACCCAGTCTGCCAAGCAGATGGCTGTTCGTGGTCTTCAGGCTCGGTTTACCCAGAACAATGGACCGAAGGGAACATTGATTCAAGGTGAGACCACCGGACCCAGCGGAGGCGTGTTCCGAAGCGTGGCCGAAGTAACCGCAGCAATGAGGGATCCACGGTACTCGAAGGATCCTGCGTACCGTAAGGATGTCGAGAACCGTATCCGAAACAGCAACATCATGAATGTCAAGTCTCACTAAGGAGCAAGAATGAAGTCTTGGAAGACCACCGTCACGGGGATCGCCGCAATCCTGACCGCAATCGGCGCAGCACTCACCGCACTTTTCGACAACGATCCGAATACCACGCTGGATGTCGCCGTGACCGCCAGTGCGATCATGGCTGGCATCGGCCTGATCTTTGCACGGGACAACGGCGTCACCAGCGAAGAGGCTGGGGCGAAGTGAATGGATTCATCAAGGCGATCATCATCGGAATCCTTGAATCGCTCGTTCGTGCTTATCAGTTTGCACGGACTGCGGTTTCTGCTGACCGTGATCCTGTTCTGCTGCGCCGTGCTGGCTCTCGCATTCGCCTTTGGTTGCAGCAGAGCCGTGTTCATTCCCGAGTCAAGCCCGATCAGGGTGGGACCGAACTGCAAGACAAAGGTCTACCTCCTGATCAACGGAGAGTGGACCCTGAGTGACAACTCCGTTGTCATCCCAGAGGGCTGGTACTGCGTTCCACCTAGATTCGTTGATGAAGACGAGTCTAAGGAAGTTTCACCTTCTTGACGGGTGGAACAGGTGGCGAGTTGTGGCCCCATGCGTGGGATAACCTCAAGAGTAGCGCCTACAGGTCAAGACTTGTACACGCAACTCTTTTCTAGGAATCTCAAACAATGGCAATTCAGACTACTCCGTCGCGCCTTGGTCAGGTCAATCTGGCCAACGACACAGACGCTCTCTTCCTCAAGGTCTTCAGCGGCGAGATCATCTCGGTCTTCGAGGAAGCCAACCTCATGCTCCCGCTGACCAAGGTCCGCACCATCAGCAGCGGGAAGTCCGCAACCTTCGCGGTCACTGGCGTTGCTACGGCTGGCTATCACACCCCCGGCGAGTCCGTCCTCACCACGGGTGCAACCACGGGCTATGGCAGCACGACTATTTCAAACAGCACCTCTACGAACATGACCGTTGCCTTCGACGGCGGCTCGGCCAAGTATCTGTCGAGGCTGAAGCACAACGAGAAGGTCATCTACATCGATGATGTCCTCCTCAGCGCGGCGTTCATCAGCGACATTGATGAGCTCAAGAATCACTACGATGTGCGCTCGACCTACTCGAAGGAGATCGGTCGTGCTCTCGCCTATGCGGCAGACAAGAACCTGATCCGCACGGTCATCGCTGGTGCTCGTAGGTCTACCGACCGCTTTGGCGGTAGTGCCGCTTCCTTCCTTGGCTCCAAGCTCGACATTGCGGCTGGCGCACCTCCAACCTCTGCGGAGCTCATTGCTGGTCTCTTCACTGCTGCTCAGAAGATGGACGAGAAGAATGTCCCGGCTGACGGTCGCGTTGCGATCTTCAATCCGGCCAACTACTACCGTCTTGTTCAGGGCGATGGCACTGCGGTCGGCATCTCCATCAACAAGGACTACGGTGGCGTGGGTAGCCTTGCTTCGGGTACGGTTGTCGAGGTCGCTGGCATCAAGATCCTGAAGTCGAATCACATTCCGAGCGCGGATGAGTCTTCGACCGAGGATGCGCTTGCTGGTGCGGCTGGTGTCAAGAACAATGTCATCGCTGCCGCCAACACTGGAACTGCTGGCTACTCTGGCCTCGACTACAGCACCACCGTCGGCATTGCGTTCCACTCGGATGCAGTCGGTACGGTCAAGCTCATGGACCTTTCGGTCGAGACCGAGTACCAGATGGATCGTCTTGGTACGCTCATGCTGGCTAAGTACGCGATGGGCCACAATGTCCTTCGCGAGGAGGCTTGCATCGAGTTCGTCACCGCGTAATCCAAACCAGTCGAAAGACTGACACCACAACCTAAGGGAGGTGGGTTCCTCTGGAGCCCACCTCCTATTTATTGAGGTTCACAAATGCTTGCAAAGACCACCAGACTTCAGGCTGTCAACACCATGCTGTCGTGCATCGGAGAGCCTCCGATCAACTCCCTGAGCTCTCAGAGGGCAGACAGCAAGATCGCGGAGCAGATCCTCGATGAGGTCTCCCGCGAGGTCCAGTCCTACGGCTGGCACTTCAACAGCGAGTATGGCGTGACTCTGTCTCCGGACACCAACGGATACATCTATGTATCCGAGAACATCGTTCGAGTTGACACCAACCCGAACAAATACACCGATCTCGACATCGTCCATCGTGGAGACAGGCTGTATGACAAGGTCGTAAACTCATATGTCTTCGGAGGAAGCGTCGAGGTGGACCAGATCGTCATGCTGGACTTCGAGGAGATTCCAGAGCCAGCCCGCCGCTACATCATGATCCGAGCTGCGCGGATCTTCGGTGACCGCATGATCGGATCCGAGAAGCACCATATGTTCAACGGGCAGGATGAGATGATGGCCCTTGCAAAGATGCGGGAATTCGAGAACGACACCGCCGACTACAGCATCTTCGATGAATACAGCACCCTGAGCATCGTGAACCGCAACGCATCCTACAGGACTTACTGATGCCCCTGATCACGCAGTCGATCCCGAACCTCATCGGTGGCGTGTCGCAGCAAGCGCCATCGATCCGGAGAATCAACCAATGCGAGGAGATGATCAACGCCTTCCCTAGCCCAGTCGAGGGTCTTGTGAAGCGTCCTCCGTCCTCAGCTTGGTTCCACCTCAGGGATGCCTCCAGCAACATCTACACCGGGGCTACCGACTCGAACATCAAGCCGCACTTCATCTCGCGGGATGCAACGGAGAAGTACTTCGTATCCGTCCATCCGACCGCATCTTCGACTACTTGCGCCATCCGCGTGTATGACTCCACGGGAACGGCCAAGACGGTCAAATACGACACTGGAAGCCGCGACTATCTCGTCAATGCCACCCGAAGCGGACTGAAGCTCCTGACGGTTGCCGATGTAACCTTCATCACAAACACAGCGAAGGTTCCCGAACTGGCCGTAAAGAAAACCGATCCAGTCAACTACGACCGTATTGCCCTTGTCTACATAAAGCAATCGGGAGACAACAGGGAAACCGAGATCACCGTCAGCGATACGGGAGGAACGAACTCATTCACCGTATCCCACAAGACGCTGAATGCAAATGCGGGAACGGACCATGTTGCGGAAACCCTTGCAACGGCGCTGAACGGGCAGAATCCCGGATCGGTTACGAATGGAACATACACCGCGACATCGTCGGACAGCGTCATCAAGATCACCAGAAACATCGACTTCAAGATCACGGTCGATGATGACTTCGGTGGAACCGGAGCGGTGCTCATCCGTGAATCGGTACAGCGGTTCGAGGATCTTCCTGCGGCAGCTCCTCACAACCACATCGTGAAGGTCGTTGGTGTTCCCGAAAGCCAGATCGATGACTACTATGTGAAGTTCTCATGCGTCGATGGGTCTGGATTCACCAAGGGTGTGTGGCAAGAGACATTGTCTCCGGACATTGAGTACGAGTACGACTATTCGACAATGCCACACATCCTGATTCGTCAGTCAGACGGGACATTCCTGTTCAAGTGGGCTGATGGACAGACTCCCAGTTCTCCAACGGCTCCATCTGGATCCGACTATTCGGCATACAAGTGGACATCGCGGCTTGTCGGTGATGACCTGACCAACAGTGCTCCATCGTTCGTCGGAATCCCGATCACGAACATGGTCCTGTACAAGAACAGGCTTGGATTCCTGAGCGACGAGAACATCATCCTTAGCGAGTCATCCGAGTTCTTCAACTTCTGGCGAACCACTGTCCTCGACATTCCGGACAGCGATCCAATCGACATTGCGTCGAGCAGCCCGAAGATCGGAAAGATGAAGTCTGGGATCGTGTTCAACAAGGATCTGATCCTCTTCACCGACAACAGCCAGCTGGTCCTCCGAGGCGGGGACATTCTCAGTCCCAAGGCTGTTTCCCTGCTTCCCGTAGGTGACTACGAGGCTTATTCAGACATCAATCCAATCTCTTCCGGTCTCTCCGTCTTCTTCGGATATGACCGTGGAGGGGGTTACAGTGGGGTCCGTGAGCTTGTCCCGCAGGAGAACATCGACGGCTCCTACACGGTCAATACGGTGTCTCTGGACATCCCCAGCTACATCAAGGGAAAGATCATCCACATCGCCTCCACGACTCAGGACGATGTCGTTGCATTCGTGGCCTCTGAAAACCTGTACCTGTACAAGTTCACCAAGTCTGCCGAAGGAGTGGTTCAGTCCGCTTGGTTCAAGTACAACTTCCCCGACACGGCATCCAGCGGATTTGCAACGGTTCTGTGGGCTGAGTTCGTGGACACGGAGCTGTATGTTCTTCTGGCCCGATCCTCCTCCTCGATTCCTGTTGTCGAGAAGATCAAGATCGGCGTCAACCTCACCGATGCGGATGTGGTGAACAACTCCAACTGGGTTTCGCATCTCGATGCTCGCGAACTGAAGGCTTCTGGAACGGGAACCTACAGCTCCGCGACTGGCCTGACCACTTGGAACCTAGCCAAGCCCTATTCGTACAAGAGCGGCAACCACGCCGTCTATACGACCTCTGGAGCCTCCCTGCGGGTCACTGGCGGTACTGCCTACAACACCTCGTCGGACGCCGCAGGGACAATCTCCGTGAGCGGAGACTACAGCGGAACAGCTGTGTGGATCGGCTACCGCTACGAGATGCTGTACCAGTTCTCTCAGTTCTGGCTTCAGGGGGGAGCTGGAAGGAACCAGACCTCGTCAGCTGCGCTCCAGAGCGGTAGATACCAGCTGAAGAACCTGTCGGTCATCTACGATGACACATCGTTCTTCAAGGCGACCATCAATGTCGGAGGAGAGGACAACTATGAGTACCTGTACTCAGGGCTCATCGTCGGATCGTCGGTTCTCAACCAGATCTACCTAAACCGAGGCTCGTTCCGCATCCCGATCTACGGACGGAACCTGACAACGACTGTTACCATCACAAACGACACCGCCCTTCCATGCAAGCTTCTCAGTGCTGAGATCGAGGGCGACTATGTTGATCGGGCGCAGCGTTACTCATGATCGATGTACGACCAACCGTCAAAGATGATGTACTTGCACTTGCTCCTAGGCTCCGTCAGGCCGACATCGATGAGGTGAAGGCTGCCAGTGGACTTGATCCGCTGACCGCATTGACCTTGAGTCTACAAATAAGCCCGCTGTGCTTCACGGTGTTCGGTGATGGTCTTCAGCTTGCGATGTTCGGGGCAAAACCGGAGGACAATCCAACAATTGGACGGATTTGGATGCTTGGTTCCGACGAGATCCACGACCATCGCTTTGGCTTTCTAAGGAAGTCGCGGGAATGGGTTGACTACCTACAGGAACGACATCCTCTTCTGTACAACTACATCGATGCCCGAAACACGGTCCACATCAGGTGGCTTCAGTGGCTGGGTTTCTCGTTCATCAACGAAGTCCACGGCTATGGGTTCGAGCAAAGACTCTTCTACCAATTCGTGAGAATCAACCATGTGTGATCCAGTGAGCGCAACAGTCGGCATCCTTGTCGGAGCGGGACAGGCTGCGGCTCAAGGAGCCGCCCAGTCTGCCGCAGCTAGAGATCAGAATCGATATCGAGCACAACTTGGAAAGGCTGGAAAGAAGGCTTATGAAGAGAATGTTGCGGCGGTGAAGAGTGATGTCGGTCTTCAAGTCTAAGCCTTGTATGCACAGCGAATGCAGCAGATCGACGCGCAGCGGCAGGAGCTTCAGAACATCACTCGGGATGCCCGCCTTGTATCCGCAAGCTACAGGGCTTCTTCCG